GTACTGATGTTAAAAGTAGTGTCAGTGAAAAAGGCAGTGAATATGTATTAAAATTTATTCATTCAGCGCATCACAGTCAAACTGATTTAGTTCAGCCTATTAAAGATACTACAAAAATTCCAGCAACTAATGTTAAAGATTTTTTTGCAGGACTCAGTGTTGAATTAGAAAACAAAGAATACAAATATGCCGAAGCTAGACAAAAAGCAGGAGGCTCCGCTAATCAAGGTGGCCCTCATCCTGCGGCAAGAGATGACTTCCATGATGAATATCATTTCCTTGTACAACCCGACATTGAGCATTTTACATTTACTAGCAAAGGTAAGGCAGATTCGGCAGTTAAAGAAACATTCTGGAGCGGTATCTTTGGAAAACAAAAATGGGACATTACTGCCCGTCCAGGCACAACTATTATATCTTGGATTAATAGAGTATTAATGAGTACCAAAGAAGTTTCTGATTTGATGCCGGGTAAAACCCAAGGACAAAAGCAAGGTGCTAGCGGCAGTAGCGAAGCAAACAAAAAAGTTATATTAGATAACATGGGCAAGCCATATCAATTCTTTAGAATTGAAACGTATACTGTTAATAAAAACTTTGATTACATTCGAGGCCGCTATGCAGTTAAACATATATTTTTAATATTTCTTGCTGATCAGCCTAACATGTATCAGTATCCTGATGAGCTAGATTTGTTGAACAGACAATCTAGTAAAGATAAGGTCACTAACAAATTAAAATATTATATTCAAGAAGGTTTATTGCGTAAAGTATACTATCATAATTACACTGGACTGAACACTGATATTATTAAAGTAGATTTACAATTTAATCAAAGCTATAGTTTGCCCAGCTTTCCAGTTATATGGACAGATCGTGGAACAACTGGTGCAGGCCAAATGAATGTACAGAACTATAGAAAAGAAGTAACACCGTATGTGCAGAATGATAAAAATGGTATAGCTAGAAAAGAAATTAAAGAATTACAACAAAGCGCGGCAGCGGCAACAAAAGAGATTGGCAGAAAAGGCACAGACAAAGCAAGGAAGGCAGCTTTAGAACAATATATTCAAGGTATTAATAAAACACTTGTTGAAAAAGAAAATGCATTAAGAGCCAAAGAAAAGACATCAATGCCAACAAATTCTATAAGCAACAGAACAGAATTATTAGAAACAATGGCTCCTAAGTTTGCAGAAGATGTAAATTTTAAAAATATCTATAATGACATTTTAGCTGTTAATTATTCAAGTCTACGACCTAGAATGGAACCAGATGTTATTGGTGAAGACATTGATATCAAAAAAGCAGAAAATGAAAAGTTAATGGAAAAAATCTTTACTGTGCTTCTAGCACCTAGAGATTTAGTTGACATGGAATTAGAAATAATGGCAGATCCTTATTGGTTAGGTATGCCCAATGTTATGTTAGTAGGTAAAAATCAATTAGACAAGATTGAATTCTCTAGTAGTAATGACGAACAAATAAAGCAGTTGATAGAAGATAAACTTGGAGGTGTAGACGGCACACCTGGATTAGATCCTGAATGGCGCGATAGAATAGATGCATGGGGTAGTTACGGACAAGCACAGCACTATAAAGGTGCCAACTTATTTTACTTTAATAGTCAAGCGCCAACAATTGATTGGGGAGATAACGACACTATGTCTTTTAACACTACTGATCAAATACTTGGAATATATCAAGTATGGTCAGTTACTAATTCATTCAAAGACGGCAAGTGGACACAAAAATTAAAAGCACGTAAAGATTTAACTATACCCAGTTATATACTTCCTCGAGGAGTAATAGGTAATGCTACATTTGAGGAATTCATGCAAAGTGCCATAGATGATCCAGTGAGAGAAGCAGACAAAGTTGCCGAATTAAGAGAAAAATTACGACGAGAACGAAATGGTGATGCCGCCCGTGACAATTTACCAGGCGGCGGAGCAGGCGCCGGCGGAGTTGTTAGAGAAGAAACACTTAATGCATCTACTCCGGTGACAAATGCTTTGGCCACATATAGAGAAAAATTGAAAGCTAATCCTGCGCCAATAGTTAATGATCCAGCAGCAAATGCACAATCATTAACAGAAACACCTCCGCAGGTAACTAAAGAGATAGCATATGCAAAAGCAAAAGAGCAATATATTGCCGAGACAAAAGCTCATTTTGAACATACTAATAAATTAGCCGCAGAAGCATATGCAGAAAATGGAATAACAAATTATAAACCTTATCCGGCGGAAACACTAAAAGCAGAAACATTACAAAAAAGCGGCAGCGGTGGCCTAGAAGATTGGAAAAGTAATAATACTCAGCGTCCTGGACCAGCAGCCGTTAACAATCCTGCAGGCCTGGGTCATGATGCTAGAACAAGCTCTTATACTAAGTATGAAACATTCAATGATGGTGTTAAAGCAACAACTGAATATTATAATTTCGGCGCCGGTGTTCGACCAAATCAACTTCAAGGAACAGACAGAATGTTATTACCCAGTGACTGGAAAGGTACACCCAGTGACTATATTATTAAAAAATCAAAAAGGGGAAACAGTTAAATGACAGGCCCAATGAATCCATTAGGACAGAAAAAAGTCCCACAAAATTACTCAGGTAATACAAATAATAAAGGTATTGCTAGTAGCCCCGGCGTATATATTGGTATCGTTAAAAGAAACGATGATCCTCAATATATGGGACGTTTACAAGTATGGATAGAAGAAATGGGCGGTGACCCAGAAGACGAATCGAGTTGGATAGGTGTTAGTTATGCCAGCCCATTTGGTGGCACAACTAGTATTTTTGAACAAGGTACAAATGTAAAAGAATACGAAGACACTATTAAGAGTTATGGCTTTTGGGCAGTCCCTCCAGATTTAGAAGCCAGAGTATTGGTCGGTTTTGCCGCAGGAAAGTTAGACAAAGGATATTGGTTCGCATGTTTATTCCAACGTGGCACACAAGTAAGTATTCCTGGTATCCCTGCTAAGAATACATGGACTGGAGAAAATAAACCTGCGGCTCCAAAAAATAAAAAAGACAGTGATCCTGATTTAGAAAAATATGTAGAACATAAGCCAATGAGCAATGCTTTAAAACAACAAGGTCTTGCTGATGATCCTATACGAGGAACAACAACTAGTAGTGCTACTAGAGAAACTCCTAGTAAGGTAATTGGATTATTAACTCCTGGGCAACATCAATTTGTCATGGATGATGGAGACAAAGATGGTAACAGTAAATTAATTAGACTGCGAACAACAAGTGGCACGCAACTATTATTAGATGATACAAGCGGACATGTTTATATTATTAGTAAAGCCGGAGAAAGTTGGATGGAACTCAGTGCTGATGGCAGAATACACATTTACGGCAGCAAAGATATAAGCATCCACACACAGGAAAATTTAAATCTTTACGCAGATAAAAGTATTAACATAGAAGCTGGCATTGATGTTAACATTAAAGCAGGCAATGACGTTCATGCCGAAGCTGGAAATAATGTACAGACTCTGGCAGGACAGGATACTATGATTACCAGTGGATCTACTAGTAATATTAATAGTTCAATAGCACACTATGAAACTGCTGGGGTTATTCACATGAATGGTCCAACTGCGGCTTCGACAGAAGCATTTGAATTAAACTCATTAGTAGTAAATCAAAGTGTAACAACTAGTATTTGTACGACTGTTCCAGAACACGAGCCTTGGTTCGGTCACAGCGGCAGTATTAATCCAGTTGGCCCAGGTAATCAACAAATGCAAAAAGATCCTGCACCGACACAAACTCCGCGTCAGCCAGAACCAGGAGAGCAAGGATCTCCAATTGCTAAAGAAGAATCAGTAGAAACAGAAGTTGATGTAAACGATGCAACTACTAGTGAACAAGCACAGGCCCAAATAAAAGAAAATAATAAATTTACTCCAGTCAATCATGATGACGGCACTGGACAAAGTGGCGGCTTTGCCAGTAACGTAGCAGATACACCTGCATCAGATCCCAATCAAACAGATAAAGAAACTGCTAAATTGAATAAACAAAATGCAGAAGCAGAACGCACAGCGTTGGACGGCATATTAACAGATGGTACAGTTATTTCTAATCAAACAGAACAACAAGGCACGAAAGTATTAGATGAATTAGCTGCCAAATCTACGGATCCAGAGATATTCACAAACGGAATAACACCAGGTAAAGCTGATCAATTATTTGCCAATGATTTAAAGAAAAATGAAACCAGTGTTAAAAAATTATTATCTGGGTCAGGTATAGAGAAAGTTCCACAAAATGTATTTGATAGTTTAGTAAGTTTTCAAAATCAAACAGGCGACGCTAGTTATGCGTATGTCAAGGGTGAAAAGATTGATTTAACTAGTATGTATAAAAATGGTGAATGGGATAGAGCCGCTGGCTTCATCGCCGCTGATGAAAGGGATCGTCCGAGAAGAATTCAAGAAGCCGCAATGATGGCAAATAATAGTTATGGAAATACTAACACAGAAGCCAATGTTGTTAATATTGGATTTAACCAAACAAATGAAAAGCTTCTTAAAGGTCAGTTAAACAAACAGACTGGTAATGCTGTTACACCACAACAAACGTTTGCTTTAGGCAGTAGCTATTTTGCACAAACGGGTAATGCATTGCCAGGTCTAAGTTTCGCTACAAATTCTATTATTAAAGCGAATTCTATGACGGGTGATATAACGCAGGTCCTTAAGAAGCAACAAGGTCCTTGGCCATATTAATTTTTTAAGAACTGTTCTAGTTCTGGCGCAGTCCAACCTAAGGGTTTAAGAACTTTGCCGTCTTCACGTTTGCGAACTTTGCCCGTCTCCGAATCAATCTTAGCAAAGTTAGTTTTCATAACTTCTTTCCATGCGCCTTCGGCATCAGCACCTATGCTGTGGATAGCACCTATCGTAACAACTAAAATATCAATGAGAGCATCAAGTTCTTCTACTCGATCTCCCTGGGCTACTGCGGCATTAAGTTCTGTAGTTTCTTCAGAAATAAGATCTCGATATAAGTTATATTGTTTTTGATTAAACTCGCCCACTGTTTGGTCGCAGGCAGTCATGAATTTTTCTTGATCTTTAAAAGGATCGGTCATTTTGTTAGTTCTTCCATAAAGTGTTCGTGTACAGGTTGGTATGCAATTGGCTTGATCCATCCGTTGTTGATACATTCGGCAATGATTAGTTGATATTCTCGAGGGCATCCATCGCCGAATTCAAATCCTGCTCTAGGCACTATGACGATGTTATCTGGACTAAAATTAAATCCAGGATCGTCTTTTTTATAAGTTTTATATTTGTTCGTGACAGTAAAAGTAATCATTTTTTAAGATTATTCATTACAAGTTGTTCAGCGTCTTGTTGTCTGCGTTGTTTATCAAGATCAACAGCTTTAGTAAACATTAGTTCTACAAGCTCTGCCATGATCTTTTTGCCCGGGTCTTTCAAATGAGAGTAATGTGCGCTAACTTCACTTACATAAGCATACTCGTCATTTCTTACAGCACTCATTAACTGCGCGGCAAGTATTGAACCAATTTCTTTTTCAGTAAGCATATTATTTTTCATATTATCCTTTTTTAAGGAGCTCAACAAAGGCAATCTTTCCAAGCTCTTCTCCGAAGTTTTCGTCACTGGTGATAATGTGTAAGCTCGTATGATGTCTATCTGTTTTTTGATCGTAGTGACTAATTTCGACAATTTTGCCTCCCGAAGCATTGTATATTGTAAATCTTAAAGGCTCTGTTTCATTGCTCAATGTATGAATATGATTGTTGCCTCTGCCAAGAGAAGTAGCAGACATTTTTCTATCATACGGTGTTGGCTGTTCATCGGATGAAAAAATAAAGTTATGTAATTTATGTCGTAGCCAGTTTTTCATAGATAGTTTCGGTTCATGTAAAGGCCTTGATGTCCTTGTGTTTTACTATTATAACATAGTAATATTTTTTGTCAAACTTTATTGGCAAATCTAAATGCACACTAATACGTGGACCTTCTATGTCATTGATCTTTGTATCGTTGCCCACAGTACCAACAAATGGAATTTTATTCCATTTACCGATTACACGGTCACCGATATGCCAAGTTGGTTTATAACCAATGCGTTCAAAGTAATCAGTTTGATTACCCATATATATTTCTTATTTTGTCTGCCAGTGTAGTGTATCGTAGAAAACGACCATCATTTTCTACGATGTTAGCGCATTCAAGAACAATTAATTGTGCAAGTTTTTCAATGGCTTGTTGATCATAATGATCCATTTTATCCCAACATCCACTGGCAGTTAATCCTGCTTTATATAGTAGATCTTCCATTTTTTCGTTCATAGACGACCTCCTAGTTTAATTAATATCTGTAATGAATGCTAGTGCTTCTTTTATAGTGTCAAATTCAAAATCAAATTTTTGGAACTCGCTGACAATGTGAACTCTGCCGTCGCCTAAGTCGGTGATAACATAGTCCATGTGTTTATTAATCTCTCGTAGATACTCTATTGTATTATCCATTATAATTTTTCTCCTGCTTCAAATCCGCGGAAACGTAAAAATCTAGGAAATCTTAAACTATACGTTCCGTCTTGATTCTGTGTAATAGCATCTGCTCTTACCTCAACCACTGCTCCAAAAAGGTTATTACGATTATTCCAATAATCAATGCGGTCGTTATCAGTGAACCCACTACCGCAATTGACTTGAATATACCGCCCTCCGTCGTCTCCACCGCAGATGAGTGCGCCCAATCGTCCTTCATTTCGTCCTGTTCCTTCTTCGACACCTTGTACCTCCAGACTTACTTCAATAAAAGGCTTTAGTTTTAACCAAGCATGACTTCGCTTGCATTCATAAGGAGCACTAGGATCCTTAATCATAATGCCTTCATAGCCGCCTTCGATGGCTAACGCATTAATCTCTTTGTATTTACTCTGACCCGCCTTAGAGTCCAGGTCTACAAGTTCTTGTCCCACCATTGTCATATTAGGCAATGAATCTTGATGATGAAGCATAAACTCTGTTAAATGATTGCTACGGAATTCTTGTGTAGCGTTCCAAATACCCTTTTCAAAATGAACTAAAGGAATACAATCAAACAAATGTAATATAGCATCTTCTGCCTGTACATCACTTTTACGATGTACTTGTTTCATTAAGTCTTGGAAACTACTGCTCATAATCTCGCCGTCAAACACCCAAGGCTCTAACAATGTGTCTGCTATAGATACAAACTGTTCTGTTATGTGAGGAAAGTTGACAAACTCTTTGCCATTGCGACTAAACATATTGACACGACCATCAGGGTGTACAATAGTGATAACACGAACACCATCAAGTTTAACTTCGATAAATCTCTTCCCAGTGACCTTGCTTTCATGGTTAGCACTATCGTGAGCAAGCTGACAACCAAAAACAGGAATAGCATAATCAGCATATTTCTTCTCCACTACCTTATTAATTGTTTTTTCGCTGGTACCACAGCGTAGATCTTTGATAAGGATACGACGATACCAATCGTTCCATTGTGCATTAGTGCAGTTAGACATTAATTCGCTGATTGTATCTCGAGCAAGGTTGCCAGTGATACTGCGATTAACAAATCCTGTGAGTATAAGTGTAAATGATTCCCAATCAACTCCAGGACCGTCGGGACCTGTACGTTCTGGAACTTGTTTAATACCAAATGTGATTGTGCTGTCTAAGGCAAGACGACAGCCATGAAAAAATTCATCGTTGCCTGCTTCTGCTTGAGCAAGGATGATTTGTTCTTTGTTAGTGCGAAGATTATGGTCTTCTAAACTGCTGATAACATAATAGCAAGGATCGGACATGTTGTCTCCAAAAAAATCTCTATGCTATATTATAACAGCATAGAGATTAGTTGTCAATTATTTCTAGCTGCCTCAAAAATACGCATGGCATCTTGCAAACGAAAGTTATCCTGACGATAATGCCAATCTTTTTTACGTTGTGCAGTATCTAATGCATCCATTAATGCATATTTGTCTTTTAAATTATTTG